CCACAAAACTTCATCAAGTGAATTCCCACTTGAGGAATAGTAGTTGTACGCACACCCTCACGAATATTTGTATCTACTGATAGTTTAACATCATCTGGCTGTGCTGTCAAGTCAATCAGTACCCGATTGCGTTCATACGCATCACGCACACGGACCTCTTGGCCCTCATGGTCAACCCACCTTTGCAACATCAGATTGTTATAGGTGTAGCCTTGTTTTTCACGGTCAGCATAAGCCTCAATCAATCCAGCTTTCTTACTTGAACCTTTTTCACGCACCCCGGGAAAAGCTGAAAATACGTTGTCTGTTGCATCACCGCGCATACACTTGCGGAAAAGGATATATTGTGGATCCTCAAGTAGTTTAGGATTCTTTTCCTTATCTAGTACAGGCCTACCATTGTCTTTGATGTAGCCTTCAAGTGTAATTAATTCATTAGTGATACCATTATATTGCCGAACATTTGGTGCGATTAATTGTAAAAAATCTGTATCGCTGCTGATGATAAAATGTTCATCATCAGGGTGCAAGTGAATAAACCTTGCAATCAAGTCATCAGCCTCAGCCTTAGGATCACGCAGGACACTAGTGTTTGTACGGTCTTTGAGATAGGTCGTGAAACTTTCATACGTGGTCCAAAATAATTTATTTTCTTCTACCTCTGCCTCAGTCTGAGACATTGTGTCTACAATACGATTAGCTTTATAAGGCTTATAAAAGTCCTTGCGCCATGACCTGCCCTCGGTACAGAATACCACATGACCAATTCCAAAACGTTTAACGATTTGATTAGTACTTGCTAATGTAAGATGTAGTGCCATGCCTACCTTCTCCTCAGTCGTACTATTGCGTGAGGCAATGTGACGGGCACGAAAGAAAGTATTTGCGGTATCAATTAGTGCGTATTTCATGTTTGTATTATATGCTACTATTTATATAAAGTCAAATTTTATGGCTCAAGGTATAAATCTGGGTTCAAGTTAATATATTTACGTGTTACCCGTTTATCTCCGCGATAGGGCAACCACTCACCTTTAACACACCTAATTGGCAAATCAAGTTTGACAATAGTTTGATCTACCCAATCTTTTACATCCTCAGCAGAGATACCACTAAGTGGATCAAGTACTTCTAGTTTCCATTTATTACCTTTGAACACTGACCAAAGATGGCGTCTCCATTCTTTTTTCAAGGTTGACTCGACCAAAGCAATATGTTCTTTATCTCCATAATAAAGATACTTAAAAGATTGCAGTTCAGCAGACCCAGCAATATAATCATAAATCCTAGTATTTACTGAGCCAGTGATACCAAATCCAACTTTTTGGTTGTGTGATAACACCATAATATAAAAGAATTCGTTCATTACTTACCTTTTTTGGTAGCAGTAGGAATTACTACTTCTTTACCTTTAATTTTAACTTTACCAGTAACAAATGTATTGATATGGTCAACTTCTGATTTAGATAGATAGTTGATAACATCAATATTCTTATGCAAATACATTGTCTGCAACTTAGGAATATCAAACGTTCCACCAAGTAGCCGGTACACTTTGTATGCTACATACAACTCAACAGTAAACGGTGAACTGGCGTTCTTATCTGCAAACAAGTCATAACGATATTTCTTGTATGCTTTCTTTGCGCTGCTACGCAATTTAGTCATACCTTTAAATACCTTTTGAATAACTGCATGTAGGTCAGTCATAAAAACATCCCACTCTTTGGTAGAGTGAGAAATGTTTTCATCTTCTGTCAAGTCCAGCAAACTACCATACAAACCAAATTCACTGTTATCAACTGGCAAAGAATTCCAATACTTGTCGTGATTCATAAGAATAAATTCAAGACGTTCATAGTTTTCGTTTTTGGCAGCAGTTTCAACTGCGTTCAAGTGAGTAATTGCACCTGCTTGACCAATGTCATCATGACCTTCAGGTAGTGGGGTGCAATTATATTTGCGTAATAGTTGAATCAGTTTGTAAGTATGCAGATACTTTGGATTGCCGCTTTGGTCCAAACGTACAGACAAGTAATGTTGCTTCCAATGATCAAAAGTAGTAATCTCTTTAGACATTTCACCGTTCATCAATGCAAATGTTTCACGTGCCTTGCTACGGTCATTGGTTTCGATATAAGTTACATTGACTGGGAACTTTTTCCAATCTTTTGCCTTCCAGCCTTTCATCAATCCCGACATGATGATTAGTGCGGTAGTAGTTCCAGTGTGTTGTCCATTGACAATTGTATATTCTTCTTTGCCTACTGCCTTGACTACCTGAATAGATTGCACACGTTGCGGATCATAGTAAGAAAAAATATGTGTAGCGTGAGGTACATCAATTTCACGTTGAATATCTTCGTCACTCATTAATAGACCCAATGGAATTTGTGCCGCAATGGGCATATCAGCTGGATCAAAAACTGTTTTCAGAGTTTTGAATCGTTCTTGTGCCGAAATAAAATCTGTATTGGTACCAGTGTCAACTTTTGCAGCTAGTTGAGCAATAGAATTTTGTTTATAATGTCCTGGGTCACGTTCTAAGATATTGTCAATTTGACGTTCATCTGGGTCACGATTGATTACGTTAAATGTTAAGGGAAAAGACATATATTACTCCTATGAGTTGTTGAAAAGAGAATTATAACATGAAATCCATTAACCGTCAACCTTTTTAGCTGACTTCTGTACGCCCATCTCCTAGGTCCTTAGCACGGACCACTCTCATTTCCGAAGCCATTGCTCTATTCTCCGGATCAGCTTGCTGCTGTTCATAGAGTTCAAGTGCTACATTGCGACATACCGATTGAAACCAGCGTTCGGCAATGATAGTATCTGTATCGTCATCACGAATCTTATATCCTGCACGAATAAGATTTAAGATGAATTTATCATTCCAATCAAGTTCAAATGCACCAGTGTTAATATCGTATGGATCTAATTCCATCTTTAATATATTAACATACGGCAAACCTAACTGATTGGCTTTCTCTTTGTCTGATGTGACTGGTTCTTCCTTCTTTACCTTAGGTTCTTTAGGTTTGCGTGGTTTGCGTGGTTTCTTTACCTCAGGTGCTAGCGGAGTTTCAGCTACGGCTAATGCTATTAGTGCTTTTTCTTTTGCTTTCCCGTTAAAAAATCTATCAAATAGTCCCATTTTTATATCTTTCAAATAATTTAAAGCTGGCAAGATTCTTTGCCTTTGACTCACACATGATATCAAAGTTATCACAGAATGTCAATGCCCAATCGTTCACAGCATCATTCCAGTAGTAGTCGCTATGTGCCCTGAGTTTCTGTTTGCTATGTCCATTAGCTAGCAAACGCTCCAACTCTGGGCGATCAGTAACGGAAAAGTCTCCGAGTACATCTTCGCGGCTAACACTGTAATGCATAGTAGGGCGAACACCCCTCCAACTGTCAACAACCCTCTTAACCCTATCGTCAGATGGGTCAATATATTCTCCTTCACGTACCCAATTATGATGGATGTCCATGACCGTAGGCACGAGGTCAGATAGTGATAAGCAGTCAAGTAGTCCATGTGTATATTCCTCATTCTCTAGTGTAAGTGTGTTACGGGCTTCGGGTGACAGTCTTCCATACACATCACGAATGCCCTGTGGACCTTTACGACCACTGATATGTACGTTGATTTTGATATCCTGAAACTGTTTACCATAACCCATCATGCGGGCCATGTCAACATGATATTCAAATTCTTCAATACTCTTATTTACTACTTCTTCACGGTCACTAGCTAAAACTACAAATTGGTCAGGGTGAAAACTAAGACGAACATCATGTGCCCGTGCAGTTTCACCAATGGGTGCGAACCATCGTGCTAGATTATCTTGCATTGATTTATCATGCCAAAAGTCTTGCCAGCCTTCCATTGTGTAGAAAGGCAACATATCCGATGTAAGACGAACCATGCGTAGTTCAGGCCGTAGTGTTGCTACCTTTTTAACTAGATTGTGTGTATGCAGAATGTTTTGCTTTGATACATCAAGTATCTTTTCTTCTGCGGCACTGCGAGATTGTCTATTGATCCATGCGCGAGTTGTGCCACCTGTGTTGAGTTCTTTGACCGAACAGACTTCACCTTTGCTGTTTAGTTCACTAAATTTACAAGCAAAGCCGATGCGTTTGATAGATTGATTTGTCAAGATAAAAGTCCAAAGTGATAAATAATACATGTAGTGTAACATATTTACGCAATAAAGTCAACTATTTACGGACAAGAACATGAGATTTACCGAATTTATATCCGAAAACGAGAAGCCTGGATTATGGGCAAACATTCATGCAAAGCGTGACCGAATCAAACATGGTTCTGGTGAACACATGCGTAAGCCTGGTAGCAAGGGTGCACCAACTGCCGCAGCACTTAAAGCATCACAGAATGAAGCAGCTAATCCAGCACAACAGGCCGCAATAGCAATTGCAATGAAAGAAAAAGGGCAGAAGCCAAAAAACGAAGGTGCGGATGATACAGTCTATCCTAACGCAGAAGTAATCAAGTCAAAAAATGGTAAATCAGTTGGGGAAATCTATCAAGATGAAAATGGTTGGGGATGTTTACACTATAGTGCAGGTTATGGTGCTGATTGTATGGACAGTAGAGAAGAAGCGTTAGAGTCGTTGAAGGGTCGTGCTGTAGAGTATCGTGAGGAGCAGGAGGGGGAACGCCAGCGTATTGCCAATAGACGCAAGCAAGGTGTGGCGGAAGGCGAGAGTATTATCCTTTCTCCCGGAACAGAAGTTACAGTTCCTCACAAGGGAAAAATGGTGCCAGGTAAAATCGTTAGATATGATTCAGGCAAAGGTATAGAGTCCCCGGCATATATTGTTGATATCAGTGAATACGAATCACTCATCGTTCCAGTTTCTAGAGTGAAACAAGATATGGATGAAGGTGAGAATTGGTCAAAATACAATCACAAGCGTGT